CCTTGCCAGCCTTGAGCTCCCTGACTACCTTGCCAGCCTTGATTACCTTGTAGTCCTTGCCAGCCTTGCCAGCCCTGAGCTCCCTGACTGCCTTGCAGACCAGCAAGACCTTGCCAGCCCTGATTTCCTTGTAGTCCTTGTAAACCCTGATTCCCCTGAGAGCCTTGCCAGCCTTGAGCTCCCTGACTACCTTGCCAGCCTTGATTACCTTGTAGCCCCTGTAGTCCTTGCCAGCCTTGCCAGCCTTGCCAGCCCTGCTGGCCCTGATTACCTTGTAATCCTTGTAGACCTTGCCAGCCTTGCCATCCCTGATTACCTTGCCAGCCTTGTAGACCTTGCCAGCCTTGATTGCCTTGACTACCCTGGTAACTTTGCCAACCCTGATTGCCCTGGCTTCCTTGCAAACCCTGCGTGCCCTGCCAGCCTTGCCAACCCTGATTACCTTGCCAGCCTTGCCAACCCTGATTACCTTGTAGCCCCTGTAGTCCTTGCCAGCCTTGCCAACCTTGCCAGCCCTGCTGGCCCTGAGATCCCTGCTGGCCTTGCCAACCCTGATTACCTTGCCAGCCTTGTAATCCTTGCAAGCCTTGCCAGCCTTGTAATCCTTGCGAGCCTTGCAAGCCTTGCGTTCCAACGTTAATAGGACCTTGCCACCCCTGACTACCTTGCAAGCCTTGCTGACCTTGCCAGCCTTGCCAGCCCTGTAGGCCCTGTAGGCCCTGCCAGCCTTGCCATCCCTGATTACCTTGCCAGCCTTGTAATCCTTGAATTCCCTGTCTGCCTTGATTACCCTGCCAGCCTTGAGATCCCTGCTGACCTTGCCAACCCTGAATTCCATGCAGACCTTGCCAGCCTTGAGTTCCTTGCCAACCTTGCTGACCTTGTAGGCCTTGCCAGCCTTGCTGGCCTTGCTGGCCTTGCTGGCCTTGCCATCCCTGAATACCCTGTAGGCCATATGAACCTTGCCAGCCTTGCCAGCCTTGTGTCCCCTGCTGACCTTGCCAACCCTGAATTCCCTGCCAACCCTGATTCCCTTGATGACCTTGCCAGCCCTGATTCCCCTGAGAACCCTGCCAACCCTGACTGCCTTGCCAACCCTGAATTCCTTGATGACCTTGCCATCCCTGAATTCCCTGAGAGCCTTGCAATCCCTGATTGCCTTGCCAGCCCTGCCATCCCTGTGGACCATGCGATCCCTGCCAGCCCTGCTGACCTTGCTGGCCTTGCGGTCCTTGCCAGCCCTGGATACCAACTTCACCCTGTAATCCTTGCCAGCCTTGGGCACCCTGTACCCCTATTATGCCCTGGGGACCTTGTATGCCCATTCGTCCCTGGGCGCCGATCGTCTTAAGCGCCCCATTTTCGTCGTAGAAGTTCCACGTCATGCTATTTCAACTCCCCAACCAGTAATCGTAATGATGTTTCCAGCGCCGGCTTGCGCCTTGATTGTGCCGCCAGCGTCAACAGATATCATCCCGTTAAAATGAGCTCGCTCTTGTGGAGCTAAGTTAGTCTTCGGTAGAATGACGTTTGCGTCCGCGTTACCATCCTGCCAGATCTTCACCGTCGTCAGCAATCCAGGAACTTCCGTCACGTTTAAAACAGAAATCGATTTTATAATGCCAACCGTATTAGCGGGCGCTGTGTAGAGTGTCGCGACGTTGCCATCTACAAGCATGGCGCCAAACAACTTTTTAGCTATGTCAGTCATCAGAAACCCACCCAAGTAAGGACGATGCGTTCACTACCGGCCTTTTCAGACAGAATATTCAACGTGACCCAATCGTCTAAATTGCCATCCGGCAACGCGTTAGACCAATAGTATTGTATTCCATCGTCCCTCGCTAGGAAATAGTCACCGAACGCGTTGCCCGTAATGGGCAAGGCGGTTTTAGTCGCGACGCAGCCGCGATCGATTACTGCTGTTCTACTCATAATGACTCAAAGACAAGCCTCAAGCCAATTACGCTCACGCTTTCAGTCTTCTGCTCTGGCGTGGTCGTATAATTCCTTCTGAACAGCAAATTAATGATGTCGTCTGGCTGGACATCATCCACATCAAGTAATAACGTCTCTCGAATGTCTCCGGACACGAGATTGAACGTGGAAATGTCAGAGTCGCCAGCCACATCGAACAAACTACCGTCAACCCGGTTCACCCTGGCAGTAGACCGAATCGTGAAGGACGTATTAGAGCCACAATTATATGTCCAAACCAGATATGTCTTCAGCTTTGAGGCTGAGGCAAGCGTAGAGCTTACCTTCAAATTGTAGCCGATAACTGACATGTCAGTCGCTGGCAAATCTATGGCCATCTTTTCCCTAACGACGACCCTGCTTGCGCCGAACCAGATAGCGATATCGGACGATGAGACAAACTCGCCATCTCGCTGCGTCGCTGGGACTATAGACTGACTACCGATGAGCCAGTCCATAAATTGCTTAAAGACGGGGCCGCGCTGGATGCCGGTCAGCTGATCGAAGAGGGCAGTAGACTCTGCAGGAACGATGAGCTCAATCGTATTCGTCGCTTGATCAAACCTTGTCTCAAACTCTATGGTGCGGCTGTCTGATAGGGTAATCCGCGCGAAAAGGGCATGAAGAAATATGTCATTCGCGACTGGCGGATCTAACGTTGGTGTGCCTATTGGAGACCGAATGATGCGTCCGAATACGTTGTTGCCTCGTTGGACCATGGTGTAGTCATTCTAACAGCAATTCTCCAGCTATCTCTTGAATTTCCTCGTTCACGATAGGAATGATTGCCTGATACATCCGAAGCCCGTTGCGCCAGGCACGAGCCACGTTCTCGACCTTTCCTGCCTGTCCGGCGTTAGTTCGTACAAAGTCCATTATCTTTTCCGCAGCTTCCTTTGTAATTTCCTTGGTTACGTTGTCAAGGCTTCCGATGAAGATATAATCATCCACCACGTTCTCTGTAATAGGTCCGCCGTTTACTAATTTGCACAAGAGCATCCTATTATGTGAGGTAGTTTGGACTGTGAGGCCGACCTTATTGAACGACTCCTCTAAGGCATACAAGTTTTGATAATCGATGCACTGACCGATCTTATACAATAGACTTCCAAGAGACGACTTATCGGCCTGCGCCTGTGCCTGTGCCTGTGGCTTTTCGGCCTGTAGCTTTTCATCCATGTTTTTTATCCTCTCTTATAAATTTGCTTTTCTGAATCATTGACAGAGAATATGTGTAGCGTATTTAATGAGACGTCAAGGAACCCCATTGGAGAGACGATCATGACGACATGTCACACAGATGACGTTCTGCAGAGCAAGATGATGATTACTGAGGGCCTCGCTGAAATCAAAACAATCCTGAAAAGAATCACCAAGAAGGAAGAATTCATCGGCAAGAACGTAGGACGCCTCGAGAAGGTCAAAGATCCTCTTGGTAACTCGACGGAGACGCTCGCAAGGGAAATCCAGAGCCACGGCGACCTCCTTGAGAGGATCGTGAAAATTCGCGTGGCGATCCAGAAGAAGAACGGCGAGACTCGCGTCGAAGTCAACGGAACCAGCCATACCGTCTCCGAGTGGCTAGCCTGGAGAAAGGAAGTGGCTCCGCGCCTTGAAGCGTTCTTATCGCAACTCGCGAACCAAATATCCGAGCTCAAGAGAAGCAGCCACAGGACAGGCGCTCGCGTCGTCCAGGACGGCGCTAACGCGAGTCCAGAAGACATCGTTCTTCACCTGGACGAGAAGGATCTCGCCAGGAAGATTGAAGACCTTCAGAAGACGCTCGGGGACCTGGACGGTAAACTTAGCCTCATTAACGCGACGACGCTCATAGAGGTTTAGGAGGCAGGTTGATGGAGATCGCTAAATTGGTGTGTTCTGATTGCGGCGAGAGTTACTTTGCTGAAATCGTATGTGATAATGGGCGTTATTCTATTGGCGCAACGGTCGAGGTACCGCCTGCTGGTACGCCATATCGCACTCAGCGAATGTTGTGCAGAGACTGTCAAGGCAAAGGTGGACCAGGAGATCAACTGCAAAAACTTATGGCCCGCCAACGTGCGATGATGGGTGAACTGATCGACGCGGATTCCCCTTAAGCGATTTTTAGCCTCTTATGACAGAAACCAATCGAAATCGGCCTGTAGACCGCAAACTAATATCCCGTTGGAGTATGGAATCCGCTAGAAGCACAGATAGCTCTCGGTATGACTGACGGAACGTTTGAGTATGTTGCCCAAGTCAAGTGGTATCAGTTTTGGAGATGGAAAGAGGCTTTTAATCCGTCCAAGAATTATCTGAAAAGCAGACTACATACGCTCGAATTGGCTGAGAAGATGACACAGGAAATAAAGCACGAAATCGATAAACTCAAGATTGGAGGATAAAAACGGGGCTTGGCTAGCGAAGTGGGAGAATGCGGAGGAATCGTTACGCGAAAGCGTAACTCCACCTGAAATGGAGAATACTGGTACTGGTTAAAACCAGTTAAAGCTTAAACCTCACGATTGAAAGATTCCTCCCTAAGAAGATGAAGGCGAAAAGATGAAAGATTATCAAAAAGCCATCAGCAATCTGACCGACCCAGAAACGGGATCGGAGATCCGTCTTCCCAGGATCTTCCCAGGGTGATGGCTGCGAGACCGAGCCCCTTTCTTTTATGAAATTGAATCATGTTGAGGTCCAAAGCCTGATTTTGAATCAGATCGAGTATCATCAGGCCATGAATGTCCCGACAGCTTCCGCCGTCTGGATGGCAGCTTCATATCAGGTCACGAATGTTTCGGATCAGGTCACGAATCAGGTCTGGAATCAAGCTGTAGCCATCATGAGTCAGGTTGAGGATCAGGTCAGTAAGAGCTTATGACAACGGCCCTCAAAGTTCTAAAGGAGGGCCAGCGTGTTTAGGAAAGAGAGCGTCTTCGCTTTCATCCTCGCGCAAAAAGGAGAGCTTCTTCGTCATCGTGAGTTCCTGAAGGAAGTCTGCAAGAAAAGCTGTCCAGACGAAGACATAGCACAGGATTGGGCAAAAAGGTACGCGTCGGATTATAGAGACGTCGGCACAAGGCTTTTGAGACTGATAAAGAAAGGCCCAAAGAAGATATGCAAGCGTTGCAAGAAGGCGTTCCGCATGCTCAAGGACGGCCTTTGCTATCTGTGTCATGACGAAGTTCAGATGATCCGCTTGTTTGAGCTTGGAATGCGAGAGATCATGGATCACAAGTTTCTAGAAAGCCAGAAAGCGGAGAAGGATATAGGCTTAAAGGCAGCTGGAGAAGAGTGGCTAACCAAACATTATCAGAAATGGCTGCAGGCACATGGTAAATAACAGCATGGTAGATAAAATTATCGCGGAAAAGGGCGTGATCATTGGGGTACAAAAGTTAGATTCATTATCTTGCCCAGTCTGCAATAACCTTTTGGAATGGATTGAACACAAAGAAGACGGAAAAGTAAAACTGAACAAAGACGGATTGTTAGTACCTGAATACGAGGACAAATTAGAGATAGGTCGCGCAAGCGTAAAAGAAGCCTTCTGTTGCGGCATTTTTTATAAGGCAAGACCCTGGGCCACCTACGTCATCTCAACAGACGAGGACGATGCGTGACAGGGCCATTAGGAGTCAGCGACATGACGGGTACCATCAAGAAGCTGGTGCTGGACCGCGGGTTCGGGTTCATCAAGGCGGACGACGGTAAGGAATACTTCTTTCACCGGTCTGCAGTCGACGGCTTCGATGTTCTGAAAGGTACAGAAAAAGTGGAATTCGAGACGGCGCAAGGACCAAAGGGGCCAAGGGCAGAAAAGGTAAGAGTCATATAATTTCTGAGTTGAGTTAAGGACGTGTAGCTCAACTTGGTAGAGCCTGCGCTTTATAAGCGCAGGGTTCGAATCCTCGCACGCCCACCGCACGTCCACAGAAAGTTATCAGATGAATGAGCCTTGGCCCCAGTCAAGAATGGCGCAGATCGGCTCTCTTGGAGCAACTCAATCCCAAACGTCAAAGACCCCTCAAAGCATTGTGGATCAAATTGCAAGCTCCATGGACGCGATGAAGGACATAAAGGTGTCAGCATTAAAAACACCAAGGTCGCAAATCGTAGACATGTCTTCACAGGCAGTAATCCAAAGATTACTAGATCAAGGTTATAAGGTGATTGAATAAAAAATCGACGGCGCGGGCAGGTTGAGGCTCTGTGTCTTTCCGGAGGGTGCCCGTCCCATGACGTTGGATGGATTAAACCGCGCGCCGTCGATTAATAATAAAATATGAACCAGAGAAAGCAACATCATTGGTCTGGGTGGCCTGGAGCCGTCTGCCTGCATTGCTTCAAAGATGACCCGTTAGAAAGCGCAATAGGAAGAGGTCTATACGATCCTTTCACAGAAAAGTGGCTTGATAATGATGAATCAAGAGAGATGCAGAAGGAAGTCAATGAGGAATGTCCAGTAGGCTACAACAAGAACTGCGGGCAATGTGAGAAGCGATTATGAGACTAGATTGCAGATGTCATCAAATCGATCAGTTTTATGATCAGGTTACAACAAGAATTGCGAACAATACTAGTCTTACGATACGTGAGAAAATTAATCAGTTCCCTGATGATGTAAAATCACTCAATCCTATGATTATGTCAGTTCTAGTGTGTCTGGGTCAGATTAGCCTCTGGGATGAACCGGACAGTCAATTGATAATGGTGACAAATGGAAAATGCCCTTCTCAATGATCTTGGTAACAGGCGTATAGATTGCGATTTGACTGAGCCAGCCCATCCCAAATTCATTCCAGCAAATATGGAGACGTGCATGATTGAGTATGTTTCTTTTTTCCATTATCAATTGGAAATACAAGTACCATTACTCCCGCAGGCAGCCACTACTGACCGCATTAGCTATGTGCCGCCCATCTACGGAATCTGGCCGACTTACCCATTAACATCTGGCTGGTAAATCAAATCTTCCTTCCAGCAAAGATTAGCGTTCCATAATGAGCGTCTGGATTCCTACCTTCACTCCTCTTTAGAACCTTCAAGATTTGATAACGGAAGCCACATAGGTAAGGCTCGATATCCTCAAAAAGCAACCTTATCGGATGCCCAACGTCATCTGGGTATTTCCGCATGTCATCTTCGCTGGTCAGATCCTGCCCTAAAATGAACCAGCCATTCGGGTTGCAGATTCTGATCGCGTTCTTCAAACAGACATCAGCATCCTGAACATGGTCCAGAACGTTAATCATGACGATTAAGTCAAAGGAATTCGGCTCGAAGACGCACTTCTCAATAGGGTTCGTATCTATCTCAACGACCGTCTTGAACGCTTGAGCCAGCCAAGTAGGCGTCAATTTGATATACTCACCAGCAAGTGGGTCGCTGCAAACCAGCCTATCCCAAATTCTATTAGGCAGGATCAGCCGCAAATTAGTAAATGGGCCACACCCCAATTCTATAGCCTTACCAATATTCTTATCAAGGAATGAATACTTATCAAAATGGGAAGCCCACCAAATATTCCAGTCGTCTCCGATTTCTTGGCATTTCTTCCAGACATCCAATTCCCATTTTTGAGCCATCTTCCATCTATCAAGTGAAACGCTCTTGATGCTCATTATGGCTTCCTTTTGTCTCCAAGAGTGATTCAGGACTAGCAGAATAGGAAGAGAAGTCACTAGATAATCGGTAGGCCGGGAAGTATCTTCCCGGCCCACCGACGCTACTCCAGCGTACAGCCAAGATTGGTGGAGCCGGCGGGGTGCTGCCCCCCGCGTCCAGCGCAAGTTCCTCGGAGCCTTCATTCACGCCCATGACCACCGTCTAGGTGCTGCGCATTCGCGCAGGCTTTAACGTCGTCTCGGCTACGACAGGTGGCATACCTCACCGAGCTTAGACGGGCGATTTGGTATTCATCCCGGTTGGCTCGCTAAACCGCGGGACCAGCCGATGGCATTAACGTCCCAACACCCCGACTATCGGCGTCGTTAGGCGGGACGGAAGCCGCTTACGCGGCCATCCGAAGGGGTGCCTTGGCACCTGTTGTTGCCCGACGTTTTTAACGAGGCCAAGCCGGGCGTTCCTCGGGGCGCAGGCGTCCGATTTCCTCCACTGTCGATTCTATTTCGGCCCCAATATTTCACAATTTCTCACAAATTCTAGGATAGGTGGTACGTCTGCCCACATTTACACCGATATAGCTTTGAAGAGCCATGAAGCTCATCCAATATCGACACCCATACCTCCATATCCTTCTTGTCCATGACGGCGCCAACGGAACCATGATGTCGGCCTGCAGGAGGCATATGATTCCCCTCCCCCCTATGGAAGATCGCCAATCCACAATTTCGCCTCAGCTTCTCGCCTCTTAACCAATCCTTCCAGCACTTCTCCCTTGCATTTGTCCCATCTTTTAATTTCAGATATTATCCTCGCGTAATCACCGGCCTCGTTAAAAATACCGGCATTTAACACTTTCAGCAGGGTGCTGCTCTTTAGGGCTCCTTTACCAAGATTGTACGTCCAAGAGACTAAAGCGTCGAATTGATTCTGATTAAGACTAACCTTGACTAACTCGTTTACCGCGTCTTCAGCTATCTTCACGTCCTTTCTAAGAAGCTCTTCTGCCTGATCTTGCGTAACGACAGACAAAGATCCGTCCTCATCAGTCAGTTTATGCCCGTAGCCGATTGTGGGGTTTCCACCAGCGTCATCATAAACTCGCTCACTAAATCCCTCAAAAGACTTAATTAGATCAATGCCTCCTTGGCTGATGATATTTGGCTTCCTCCCCCCATACGCGACAGAAGGGCCAGACTCATGAAGAGGTCCTTCAAGTAGATGCTTTAAAGAGGTTGCATTTGCATCCATTATGCAGCAATCGGTATTCCTCGATTCATTCAATAATTGACTATCTGGCATAAGATAGGCGTCTTCTAGCTCTACCGTATACCCGCGAATGAGCTTCGAGATGATTGGAAATCCGATAACGAGCGTCGGCTTGACCATATGACATCCTTAAATTTCCAACTTTCTCTCAGGCCATGTCGGCTTTAAATACTCCATGAAATCCATTAAGCTACTCGCCCGTTCCTGATCTCGGAGAAATGTCTTCCGGCATCACATTGAGTTTCTTCGCGCATTTACTACAAAGAGTCAGATGTATGTCGCACCAAGTATTAAGATCTAGCGTTTCATCGCAACGATTGCATCGACGTACTTTCCCGGCCAGATTCCCGACCTGATCCTCGACCTGACCAGCAGATGGTTGAGGATCTTGAGAACGAGACCTCTCTTCAGCATCATCGTAAGCTTGCGTCTCAGCGCGAGCTTGCGTTTCAGCTTCCACGTGCCTTCTGATGAGCTTCGCTACTTCCTCCAATATCTTCCAAGTCACGAGATCCCAGGTTCCGCTAAACGGAAAATCGCATCTGACGAATTTTCCGTCTTCAAACGATATGGCAATTTCCGCATTATCAAGAGGCTCACTTTTTACCTTATACCTGTAAGTGACATTCTTCTTATGACGTACAATGCCTATTTGTTTGCCGTTTGAAATGAAAGTAACGTCCCATTTTCCTAGCTTCTTAGGGTCCACGTTAGCCTCCTTATTCTTGATCCTTCTCGTTCTCATCGTAGTAAAGTATGCGCTTCAGGCCCGTGTCGCCGTCCTTTATCAGATGGCGGATCAGGAATACCAGACCTAGCCAGATGGCTAGTCCAGCGGCAAAGATGACGATCTTGATCCACATACTATTACTCAATTAAAGATAGGCCATATGGAATGGGGTCGCACGTTGATATACTACTCGCATCATGCCGCATTTGGCGCAACGGAACTCTTCACGATGCCGCGCGGGAAGAAATTCCGTGACGACAAGCTCCGGACATGCTTGTTTCGTACGCTCATCCGGCGGGACGAGTACTGGCTTTCCGAACGGCCTCCAGTCGTGAGCACATTTTTTCTTCATCATTCTTCGTGCCCCTTAATCTTGGTCGAGTTAATAACTAGTCATACCGAAACGTCTCATCCTTCTTATACCATCCGCCGTAGAATTTCAGTACAATTCCCGTCTTTATCAACGATATTAACGACAATCAGCCCAGTTTCTCTATTCAGGTAAAACGACACGTAACGTTCATCTCGCAATTTCGCTTTAGCGTACAGTTTTGTGCCAGGGTCCATCGTTGACGATTTCTCTACTTGCGAATCGGTCATATTGTTCCCTTTCAAAGACTGCGCAGGCTTCTTGTAAGGCGTCCTACGAGTCGAATTTCCTCTTTTGCGTTCCCGTTCCGCCTTGACGAGAATCGAGAGTGCTATCTTCTTGGCCTTCTTTCTCGAAATCTTCTTACTCATCTCGCTAGTGATGCGCTGCTTCTCGGCGGCGACTTCCTCAAGACAGATTTTCTTCGCCTGCTGGATCTTGGCCTGATACTCTTCCTGCAGCTTCTTGCGTTCCTCGCCCACGTGACCCTCGACCGCCTCCACGAGCTGGTCTGCCAGCTGATCAGATCCGCCGATCTGCTTCACGATCTCCCTGATTTTCTGCATCGCTAATTCCTCCACTAGGCCGCGACCTCTTCCTTGACGGTCAATTCCGCCAAGGCGTCCACGGCTATCAATTTTTCGCATCGTTTGAGGCTTACTTCCAGTCTGGAGCATCATCTTTACCCCCGTTTCATGAACTTGGGATCAGCCTTCGCTTCGATAAGGCACTTTTCTGAGCAGAAGAAGCCTGTAATGCCAGACTGCGAGAAAAACGTCATGTGAAGAGGGTTTCCGCATCTAGCACAGTTCACCGGGACAGATGAGGTATTCCGGTCGAATTCATGCTGCTTTCCAATTTTCTGCCAGAAAGTAAGATCTTCTTCCATAAGTGAGGTCCATATATGTCACTTAAATACTACGATCCAGTGCCATTAGGACAATCTCATCAGGAACCTCATTTTAGCCAGTTCAGGAACCTTCCTTAATTCAGTTCTTATAGCATAGTCGCGTTCACTCATTCCTTCCTTGCCAGCCCTATCATAAACTGTCTTCTTATGTATGACGCCTCCGTTCTTATCCTCATAATGATAACTTGGCGCCGTAACGCCATCATAATTCCAATTAGCGGCCTTATATATCGTACCTATGTGCCCCTGCGTGGTATCAGCAAATGACACCAGCATCCTGATATGCGGATTGAGTTGCTTATATCTGTCAACGACCCTTGACAGGAGCCATGTCGCAAAGTTCCTCTTGTGAAATTCTGGATGAATACAAAATCTAACCAATTCTCTCATGTCAGACTGACTCAACCCCTGCTTCTCCGCAATTTCAGCCCTAGTGACTGAGCTTATCGTCGCAGCCGCTATGAGACGATCCTTTAAGAAGGCACCAAAAGTAATTCCCCTTCGTCCCCCGCTTCCCTTATAATGAAACGCGTCATAGAAGTTGACATAGGCGTCAGACTCTATTTCTTTCAACGCAAGATCTTTAAACTCAAAATCTTGCGGAGAGAAGATTTGCTCTATCCTGTCCATAATTTCGCTAAAGTCCTTCTTCACGACAATGAACTTGTCAGCGTATTTTGCAAATCCAGCGCTTATCTTTAAATGTTCCTTCGGTTTCATCGCGTACCAGTAAGCCTTCACCTCAACTATAAGGAAGTCTCCATTTATGAACCAGAGCCGAAAATCAGGAATGAAATGCCTCAGTCCGTCATATTCATAGGGTATCACATCGAAGTCGCGTTCAAGATAAATAATGCGATTATCCTGCTCACAGCATTCAATAAACCGCATCTCATACGATGAATCAAATGCCATTTCACCAAAGCGAGATTGAATATTGCCGCGGCGCGGACCACATTTACCTTCAGACCGCAACTTAGATATCAGTTTAGAATCTTCATATCTCTTCTGAACGTCATTCCACAATTCCTTCTGCTTCTGACGTACAACTTCAACATACTCTGGGTGGTCTTTCCAGAACTTCGTTCCGGCAATCGATCCCATTTCTGCACAAAGGGCGCGCGTCTCATCGGTGTGCTGTTTGCCATAAAATGGGTTGCCAGGTCCAGATAGAATCTCAGAGGCCGTAAGAGGGGTTACGCCGTGACCCTCAAGGATATTCCTTATGGACGTTATCGTACAATTATAACGCTGAGCTACTTTCGACATGCTACCAAGCTCTTTATAAGACGACAAGACTGCTTGACGGTCAAGGACGATATTCCGTTCACTTATAGTCTTCAATTCAATCCCATAAGACTTCACCTTGCTTGCAGCATACCCAACAGATCTTCCTAAAAATTTGGCTATTGATGAGAGACCATATTTAACATAAGCTTTTTGCCACCATTCAAATGAATCTTCAAACGGAGGTAGGTCAATGTTAGTAATCTTTATTTTAGAGCCACCACCCATTATGGGTGGTCTTATCGTAATTCCCTTATCAACGAGCGCTTTCCGTATAAAATATATCGACGTCTTATGTTCAAAAGCTAGATCAGACATTGCCTTACCAGTAACATATTCTTCACAAATTCTCTCTGTATCTATTCCATCTATAAGAACGATCTTATCATGCATTTTCTGACAAACCCTATGAACTGCAGATATCGATCGGTTAGCCTGTTTAGCAATCTCTTCGATGGTGTGCCCTTCAGAACGTAACCGTACGACATCTTCAACAAATTGCTTGTCAAACTTAGACTTCTGCGCCTCGTTTGGTTTTCTACATTCTATTCCTAATCTAGACAACAATTTCATAATAGTACGCTTTGGTTTGCCAAACGCTATTCCAATTTCCTTTTGCGTTTTACCAGATTTATACAGATCAACAATCTGCTTCTTCTGTTCTTCTGTAAATTCAAACTCAACTGGAATCGGTGCTTGTCCCATACTGTTTCTTTCCTTTCATAAATCACAGATATTAGAGCAGATTAGAATCATCTTTTCAAGTATTCAGGAGCTTTAATTAAATACATTAATTAAATACATAAAATAATTTTTTATTTAAAATACAAAAAAGGGCCGCTAACTTCAGCGGCCCTTTTAAGTTACTATTGTGACTCGGTATTACAGGTTGCTCACGGTTGTAACAGCGTAATAAAGCGAACCATCTTCGATAAGTTTCTTACCATATCGCGTCATGATGCCCTTGTTCGGGGTGAACGAATTGGGGTCCAGCACAGTAGGAGTCGAGAGCAGAGGGATGTAAGGTGCAAAGAAGTAACCGGCATCCAGCACCGAGTTGCCCTTGAATCCCTGGAGGATCTTGCAGTTGGGGAAGAGAGGATCCTTGTACAGCTTGATCTTCCCCTGGATGGTTCCTGCCGAGGTGATCCCGATGTCCATCCCGTCCACTGCGAGGGCATCAGAGCCCCTGAAGTCGTTCAGCTGCTCGAACTTGCTGGCGATGTCAGCCGAGGTCACCATCCAATTGGCCGGCCCGCGGAGGGTCGTCCTGTGGATGATGTTGGCAACTTCCAGGACCTTGTACAAGAGCGCGATGTTCCGGTCCGTGAAGTTCACGCTGGCGCCAGCCGCCGTGGCGAAGTTGTGAGTCGCGCGAATGGCTGCGGCGATGATCAAGTCGTTGATGATCTCGCGGTCGATCTCGGCGACCATCTCATCGGCCATCAGATCCGTCAGGGTGGACTCGGCGTCCAGGTTGTGGACGCTCTTGAGGTCCTGAGCGGACTCGAGCGACCAGCTGGTCTTCAGTTTCCGGGTGACCGCTGAAACGCTGTCGGAGTCGATCGACAGCGTGAGAGCGGGCTGGAACGGGTTGTTCTCGAGGTCGAACTCGTAGTCGACCCGAGCGTCCAGGCCAAGGACATTGCCGGACGAGAGAGTCACGGTCACGATGCCGGTGTTGTGGTCGAAATAGGTGGCTCCTGTCTGCGTGGTATCGACCGTCACCGTGGGACAGCCGGAAGCGCTTCCGTACAGCACGGTATCCGCGTGGCCGGTCGAGTCAAAGGCGACCTGCAGGCACGGACTCGGATCCTCGCAGGAATCCACGTCAGCCTGGTACACGTTCACGATCACCGTTCCAGCCAGCACCGGTCGGTGCTGAAGCGTGGCGGTAATGGTCGTCCCGAGCAGCCCGATCGCCGCAGGCTCACCCTTGACCGTCTGAGCGCTGTAGTAAGGATCGAGCGCCCAGCCGTTCTGTCTGGCGAACTGCTGAGACGTGTTCTGGCGCATGATCTGGGTACCGGCGCGGGTCTGACCCTTGTTCATCGCGTAGCGGTAGCGGATGTAGAAAAGCAAGCTTGCCGGCTGGCTCATGGGCTGGACGCCGACCAGGTTGTCAGCGATCAGCCGCGCGTAGCTCTTGCGGAGCAAGGGCAGAGCGAACCGGGTGAAGTCCGCGATGTTGTTGGTAGTCGTGGTCTCTTCGAACAACATGCGGGACTTCGGCGTCATCGCGTTGTACTGGTTTTCCAACAGCTGCGAGAAGACTCCCCACTTTTTCTGTCCCATCTCGGGGCATTTCTTGAGGACGGGCAGCCAGCGCTTCACGGTCTGGCTCTTCTGAGCCTCGACCAGCAGGCGCTGCTGTCGGGTTTCCTCTGTGATGACGGGAGGCATCTTACTCTCTCCAAATCGTGCCAAAGAAAGCGTTAACGCAATCGTTTGAAACTGCCAGCCTTGACAGCCCTGATTCCCTTGAGTAACACAACCGTTACAGTTGCTCGCCCATGTCGCTGGCGATCTGGTCAGGAGACGGCAAGCCCTGCGCGGCAGGAACCGATTCCTCCTGAGGCGGAGGGACGTCCGCCTTGCTAACCATCGTGGTAACCGGCTCTTCAGTCTCCACGCGAACGGACTGAAGCTCCTCGGCAGGCTTCGCTTCCGGCGTCGCTTCCGGCGTCGCTTCCGTCGACTCGACCTTGGCTGGCTCAGGAGTAACCTCCTGAGCTTCCTGCAGACGGACGCGACGAAGTGCCTTTACGGCGATCGCGTTCGCCTTATTCGCCTTGTCGACGGCCAGATCGCGTTCCTCTTTGAGGGCAGCCGTCTGCTCCGCGATGCGGGCAAGCTTCCTCTGGAGGGCCTGGAGCTCTGCGCTATTGCCATCATCCACGCCGAGCGCCTTCCGAACCTGGCGCAGGGCTGCGACGGCAGCGGACTCTTCAATGGCCCTCGTCTTGCCTGCGGACCGCTCGATGGCTGCCACTTTGCTCTCGATGAAGATTTCGATTTTCCTAGCCATGCGCTGCTTCTCTTCGGCAACTTCCCTCAGACAGACCTGCTTCGCCTGCTGGATCTTGGCCTGAAACTCCTCCTGCAGCTTCTTGCGCTCCTCGCCCACGTGACCCTCGACCGCCTCCACGAGCTGGTCTGCCAGCTGATCAGATCCGCCGATCTGCTTCACGATCTCCCTGATTTTCTGCATCGCTAATTCCTCCATCTGAAAAGTGAATTATTTACAGATATCTTTGACCAAAAACGATAACTTATTTACTATTGTATTAATAATTATTCAAGAAAGTAATTAAACCCTAACTTTCCCAGACCCGAAGACTACGTAGGATTTCTTAACGATACCTGTTGCGGCGCGATATCTTTCGGCGGCTTGTCGAGCTGCGCTAAATTTTGGATCACGGTACAGGTTATCCACCAAATCAAAAACTTCATCATCATTCAATGTTTCGCTTACATCTACCAATTCACTACCCTTCCTACCCCCAATGTAATAATCTTGAATATCAGGAACACGATTTGGTCCCCAAAGGGAAAAGAAAGTGCCACAACTCTCGTAGTGCATCCAGATTGTGGATGATCCGTGACCCCAGTCAGCATCTGCCTGCTGACAAGCTTTTTCGTCTTTTGGGTTAATAAAATAAGTGACCCAATCTAATTCTTGTCCCTCCAGTGCTTCATCCAGTCTTCTCGCGAAGTTCTTGCTAATCATTACCCACCAATCTATTTTGCTGACTTGAATATCTCATCGAAGTTGATGCCCTTAAACCTGTCGCGAACGTCGCGCGACATCCAGTTGTCAATGGTAGCCTTAGGGTTCATCTTCTTGATCATCGCCGCGCTACTGGTGAGGCTCTTAAGAAAGTCCTCAAGCGGCTTGACTACTGAATCAGCCGCATGAGCTGGAGCAGCAGTGGTAGAGGTAGCAGCCTTAGCGGCCGCGGGACCTGCGTTTGCCGCGGCCAGGATGTCGCCTCC